GTGGCAACATGTTTATCATTAATAAAATTAATGGATAAATTTACACAAGCAAAAATTAAATCAACAATAAGTACATTTAAATGTCCTTACGTAGGTTATGGAAGAAATATTTTATCAGCCATGTTTATGGCTTCAGATTTTGACTATCAATTATTTGTAGATGCTGATGTAGAATTTGATCCTAAAGATGTTGGTAGAATGATAATTGCTGATAAAGATATGGTATGTGTTCCATATAGAAAAAAAACACACGACAACACAATAAAATTTTCTGTAGCATTTGAAAATTTTAATGACATCAATATAGATAAACATGGTTTAACAGAAATTATAGGTGGGCCAGCAGGCTTAACTTTAATTAAAAGAACTGTTTATAAATCTTTAATAGAAAGACATCCAGAATTAAAAATAAATGCAGCTACTGGTATATCGGATGAAGCTAAAAAATATATGTATAATTTTTGGGAAAACACATTTGATTCTAAACAAGGTCATTGGTTTGGAGAAGATGTATCTTTTTGTAATCTAGCAAGAAATGCTGGACATAAATTTTATGCAGTGGTTGATGGAGTAACAACTCATCATGGTAATTTTGGATACAAAGGATCATTAATTGATTCATTTAAGAAAGCTGATGAAAAAACCAATTAAAATATTTGGCCCACCTGGTACAGGGAAAACGTTTAGATTAATTCGTAGAGTTAATGCTTACATTAGAACTGGTACACCTTATCATAAGATAGGTTATTTTGCTTTTACAAGAAAAGCTGCAGGTGAGGCTAGAAAAAGAATTGGTGTAGATGAAAAGCAAGCTCCATACTTTCAAACTCTTCATGCATTTTGTTTTCATTTATTAAATAAATCTGAAGAAGATATTATTCAACCACATCACTATGAAGATTTAGGTAAAATGTTAAATGTAAGAGTGAGCTTTACAGATAAATACAACGAAGAAGAAACACATTTTTTAACTTGTAATAACCCTTATTTTCAAATGATACAGAAAGCAATTAACAAAGGTATCAGTATTAGAGAAGAGTATGATCTTAATGATCACGATAGAAAAGATATATACTGGCCTACACTTAAACACATTGATTTAAACTTACAGGAATATAAAAAGAAAAATCATTTGTTAGACTTTAATGATTTAATTACTCAAACTATTGAGTGTAATAAAATACCTAAATTTAAAGCTATTTTTATTGATGAAGCACAAGATTTATCTCCATTACAATGGAAACTATATGATAAATTAAAAGAGCGTTGTGATGATATGTATTTAGCAGGTGATGATGACCAAGCTATTTTTGCCTGGGCTGGCGCTGATGTTAATAGATTTATAAAAGAACCTGCCACAGAAAAAGTTTTAAGATATTCAAGAAGAGTATCTAAAGCTGTACAACAACAATCTCAAATAGCAGTGGATCGTATAGCAGGCATCAGGAAACATAAAGAATATTTGCCTAGAGAAGAAGAAGGTCACGCTCAACACATAAATAATTTAGGACAAGTAGATCTTACTAAAGGTAAGTGGTTAATTCTTACAAGAACTAAAAGTAATTTATTAGAGATAGCTAAGGAATTAAAATCTAAAAATATTTATTATCAAACTAACAAAGGTAAAAGTTTTAATGTTGGAATGTATAGTGCAGCAGTGGCTTACACAAAGTGGACTATCGAAGGCCTCTTAACAGAGAAAGAAATTAATGATGTCAAAGATTATATTCCCAATGGCAATTGGGATTCTCAAAAAAATTGGTATGATATCTTCGTTGGTGATCAGAAAGAAATACTTTACATTCGAAATATAATTTTTGGGGGTGAAAAACTTTCTGAAAATGCAAGGGTTTGGTTATCTACAATTCATGCAGCTAAAGGTGGTGAAGAAGACAATGTAATATTATCTTTACACCAAGGTGGTAAAGTACAAAAAAGTATTCGTCTAAGTGTTGACAAACAAGATGAAGAGAATAGAGTATGGTACGTGGGTGTCACAAGAGCTAGAAATAATTTATATAAATTAAAGGCAAAAAAAATATTAAAGGAATACCAATTATGATGGAGTATGCATATAGTTTTTATTATTGGGGTCCATTACTTTTTAAAACTAAATTAAAAGCTGAAGATTTACTTAAAGTAAAACATCTTTGTAAAAAAGATTCTGCAAAAAAATATGTAGAATATTTAGCTGGTGATATTGAACATGAATATCAAATTGATAAAATAATTTTAGATAAAATCTTACAACCTTACATGACTTTATTTAAAGAAGCATATTCTAATTGGTACCAAAAAGATATAGATGGTAGTATATATGTCACTAATGCCTGGGTTAACTACATGAAACCAGGGGACTATAATCCTATTCATACTCATGACAAATGTGATTTTTCTGCTGTGGTATATATTGATATTCCAAAAGAACTACAAAAAGAAATAGATGAATATAAAGGTCAGAGTGACGGACCAGGTGCAATTAATTTTTTATACGGAGAATTTAATCCATATTTTATTTCACAAATTTGTGGCAAACCTAATGTAGCGGAACTTTATATGTTTCCATATGGATTAAGGCACATGGTAAACCCACATAAATCTAACTGCGAAAGGGTATCTGTCGGTATTAATTTCGCTATAAAAGGAGAAAGACATGACACATAAAGATATATTTGAAGAATCGTTTCCACAATACACCCAGGTAGGCGGGAATCACTACACCAAGTTTCCTATTCAACCTTATGAATTTATTTCTAAAAATGATTTATCATTTTTCCAGGGCAACGTTGTGAAGTACGTTTGTAGGTACCAGAGAAAAGGTGGGGTTGAAGATCTTAAAAAGATTGTGCACTACTGTCAACTAGAAATGTTAAAAATGAAAGATATACAAAAGAAAAAATAATGCCTAACAGAAATTTTTTTAAAAAAAATATACAAGTAGCTAAACATAAATTTCGTTTAGAAGTATATCCTGCATTAGTTGATTGGGAAATATTTCCACATACTTATGAAGCTTCTTTGTTTGCATTTAGTAATAAAGAAAAATTAAATAAAATAATAGAAAAGAGATATGTACATGAGAAGCTTTGATCCATTTATATATCAGAACGTATTTCATGAGTATATGTTAGAAGTTAAACAAGATGAAATAGATACACTTCATGCATTATTAGAAGACTTACCTGTAACTAAAGAACATGAACATGATTTAGGTCAAAGAACTTTGTATGGTCAAGAAAATGTTTTAGATATACCTGGACTAGTTAATTTAAAAAAACAAATAACAAATATTTTAAATGTACATAACTTACTTTTAACTAACAATTGGGCTCAATTATATAATAAAAATAATCAACACACGGTACATAATCATCCTTCTTCTGTTTGGTCAGGAATAGTATATTTAAATCCTAGTGTGGCATCACCTACTATATTTTATGATAGAGAGTTTAGACATTACACACACGCTTTTACAAAAAATCAGTTTTTATTATTTCCATCTTATATTCCACATGAAGTAGCTAGAGTAAATAAAGATGAACAAAGATTAATAATATCATTAAATACAAAGGAAAAAACAAATGAAAATACCTAAGTACCTTACACAGACGGAATGGGTAATGCCTACAGAATATCCTGATTTAAGAGATTATGATGAGATTGCAATTGACTTAGAAACAAGAGATCCTGATTTAAAATCAAAAGGTTCTGGTGCAGTTAGTGGTAATGGTGAAGTGGTTGGTATTGCTATCGCTACATATAATGACAGATGGTATTTTCCAATTGCTCATGGTGAAGCTCCTAACATGGACAGAAAGAAAACTTTAGAATGGTTTAAAGATATTTGTGAATGTCCGGCTACAAAAATATTTCATAACGCAATGTATGACGTATGTTGGATACGTAATTTAGGTATAAAAATCAATGGTTTAATTGTAGATACTATGATTGCCTGCTCTGTCTTAGATGAGAATAGATTTGCATACACACTTAATGCTTTATCATGGTTTTATTT